GCGTCGAAACTGCTCGCGCCAAAGATGCCGAGCTTCGCCGACTCGTCGCTCTCGGACCGGTCGCAAATGGTTCGGTCACCGATTTCGGCGCGGACGATTGTTTACGGGAAAAGCCGCGTCAGCGGGACCATCGTTTATCTCAGCACGACGGGAACAAAGAACGAGTTTCTGCACATCGTCCTGACGCTCGCCGGCCACGAGGTCGAAGCGATTGACGAGGTGTATTTCAACGACGAGCTGGTGCCGCTGACCGGCAACACGCCGACGGGATTTTACGCAGGCGTCGCCCGGGTGAACAAAAAGCGCGGCGTTCCCGGCGACACCGCCGACGCGGATTTGATCGCGGACACCGCGAGCCTGACCGATGGCAAATGGACGTCGGACCACAAGCTCTCTGGCATCGCCTACCTTTACGTGCGCCTGACGTGGGACGCCGAGAAATTCCCGAGCGGGATTCCGAACATCAGCGCCGTCATTCGCGGCAAGAAGGTGCTGGATCCGCGCACGGCGACAACCGCCTATTCCGCCAACGCCGCGCTCTGCTTGCGCGACTACCTCACCGACACGGCGCTGGGCATGGGTATGACCGCAGCCGAGGTTGACGATACCGCGTTCGGCGTCGCCGCCACGATTTGCGAAGAGCAGGTTCAAATCCTTCCGCTCTCGCCGACGGTTTACGAGAACCGCTACGAGGCGAACGGCGTGATTGTGACGAGCGCAAGTCCAGACGAGAACATCGGCAAGCTCCTCAGCGCAATGGGCGGGCTGATCGCCTACACGGGCGGCCGGATCGTGCCTTACGCGTCTGCCTACCGCATACCAACGGTGACCCTGACCGAGAAGCATTTTGTGGGACCGCTCAACGTGCAGACGCGGACGAGCGCACGCGACCGGGTGAACTCGGTCAAAGGCGTTTACGTCAGCGAGACGAACAACTGGCAAGTGACCGACTTCCCGACGATCAGCTCGGCCACCTACGTCACCGCCGACAACAACAACGTGTTTTTTCGGGACGTAGTTCTCCCGTTCACCACCTCGCCTAGTTGCGCTCAACGGCTCGCCGTGCTGGAGCTGCGCCGCGCTCGGGAGGAAATCACGTTCTCGGCACGCTTCCGCCTTGAGGCGATGCAGGTCCGGGCTGGTGACACGGTGATGATTACCAACGAAAAACTCGGCTGGTCGTCGAAGGTCTTCGAGGTAATGGAATGGAACTTTGCGAGCGACGGGACGCCTCCGCAGGTGTTTATCGACATGACGCTTCGCGAGACCGCTTCGTCGGTTTACTCGTGGGCCGTCGGCGATCAAATCGCCGTGCCGGACTCGCCGAACACGACGTTGCCAGATCCGTTCACGCTCGGCGCGCCGACGAACCTTTCGCTCACGGCAGACGGCACGACGCAGCTCGTGCAGGCCGACGGCACGATCCTGCCGCGGATCCGCGTCGGCTGGACTCCACCGGCTGCGGAGTTCATCCAGTCGGGCGGCTCGGTCGTCATCGAATACAAGCCGGCCGCAAGCACGACCTACCTGACGTGGAACACGGTCGAGGGAGCGCAGACCGAGGACTTCATTTCGTCCGACATTACGATCGGCACGAACTACAACGTGCGGATTTACGGCGAGAGCTTCTTTGGGATCTCCACAAGCTATCTCAGCGGGTCGATTACCGTCGCGCAGGACACGACGCCGCCTGCAACGCCAACCGGACTCAGCGCAGCCATCGGCACCGGCAAGGCCGTCTCGCTCGACTGGAACGACAACACCGAGCCGGACTTTTCGGAGTATGGCATTTACCGGAACGTCTCGGCAATCACGCCGGCCAACGCGAACACGGACAAGATCGCCGAGGTTCGCGCGTCGCGGTTCGTGGACACGGACGTAACCATTGGGACGACCTATTACTATTGGCTGACCGCTTACGATTCGGTTGAGAACGTCAGCGGCTTTACGAGCTACGTTCAAGCCACGCCGTCGGTCATCACGGCTGGGCCGATTGACCCGACTGCGCCGGCTACGCCTAACGCGCCGACGCTGATCAGCACCACGTTCTATGAATCGAGTGACGGCACGAGCTTTGCGGGCGTTTCGCTCACGGCTCCACCATTGCCATCCGGCGCGGTCGCGCTGGACGTGCTTTATCGTCGCACAGGAGCGAGCGATTTCATTATTGGAAACCAAATTACGTCTGTCATTTCCGTTGCGGTCAGCATCGACGATCTTTCCGTCGGCGAGCCTTACGAATTTGCAGCTCGTGGGATTTCGTTCTCGGGCGCATTGTCTCCCGTGTCTACGGTGCTCAGTCAGACCGCGCCGAGCAACACGACGCCGCCAAGCACATTAACAGGACTGACTCGGATCGCTGGCGATCAAGCTGACAAAGGTGCGGTGGTGCATCTCGGAAACGAGTATTACACGGCAGTCGTGACGTGGACAAAACCAAGCGACCGCGACATTGCGAATTACCAATGGGTAATAACGACAATAAACACCGACGCAGAAGCGGATGCTATTATTGCGTCAGGCGGGGGATTTCTGACTCGCGAAGAATACGCGCAAGCGGTCATCGGCACGCCAGCGGTTCAATATTTTCGCGTCCGAGCAATCAATCGCAGCGGCACCGCAGGAGCGTGGGCGGCTGCTGGCGACCTGTTCACATTCTACGCTCGGCAGCTCGGAGACGCGGCGATTCTCGACACTGGCACCACAGCAGGCACGGTCGCCGAAGGCGACGACTCCCGCATCACCGGCGCAGCTCAGAAAGCCTCAAACCTTTCTGACGTTGCCAGCCCGTCCACGGCTCGCGCAAACCTCGGCATAAATCGTTTCTCGCACGTTGAGATCTTCACATCCGTCGGCGCAGCGAGCACAACTTTCACGTTCACGCACTCCCTCGGCACGGTGCAGGACTACGTTCTCGCGCAGTGCGTGGACCCGGCGAACAACTTACTGATCGCGCACGATTACCCAGCAGCGGGCAACACGACCAACGCCACCGTGTTCAAAGTTGAGACCATCGACGGCTCCAACATCAGCGACGGCGGGCGGCGCTTCACGATTCATTTCGTGCAGTGATTCCGCGCTGAGTCTGTTTTTTCTTCAGACGTAAGCCGTTGACTATCAACGCGCACGGATTGCGTGTGATACTTCGCGCACATTTGGCTTCGCATCGCGGGGCGGATGTGTATGGTTTTCGCATCGGAGCAATCAAGCCCGACAACAAAACCCAAAATGACCAACACGATTCAAGCAGGACAAACCCTCAAAGCCCGCAGCGTTTGCGATTGGGACTGCATCTTCTCGGCGGAAGTGATCGAGCGCAAAGGGTCCTTCGTTACCCTCAAAGCGCAGGGCAACGTGAGTCGAAAAAAGGTAATGACCGACGACCAAGGCGAATACGTTTTTGCGCTCGGCAAATACTCGATGGCTCCGATCTTCCGCGCATGAGCCCGACCACCGCTCTTACCCACGCTCTGATCCTCGCGATCACCGCGCCCGACCAAGCACGCGCCGACCGCGCAATCGCTCTCGCCGAGTCAATCGGCGCGGGCTGCACGGCGAAGCAGATCGCAGCGGCGAAGCGCAACGCCTCGAAGCTCACCAAATGAAATCCACGCTCCTCCTCCTCGCGCTTGCGGCCACCGCTCACGCCGCTCCACCAGACTCATTCTTCCGCGCTCTGCACGTAGTCGAGACGAGCGGCCGCACCGGGCCGATTCTCGGCGACGGCGGGAAGGCGCTGGGACCGCTTCAGATCCATCGCGCATACCACGCGGACTCACGCGTTGCGGGCGATTACAGCCAAGTGGCCGATCTGGATTACAGCAAGCGCGTTGCCACCGCCTACCTCAAACGCCACGCTCCCGAGGCATGGAAGGCGGGCGACGTCGAGACGTTGGCTCGCGTGCACAACGGAGGGCCTCGCGGGCATCTCAAGGCGGCTACAAAAGGCTACGGCGTGCGGGTCAAGGCGCTTTCAAAATGAACCCACCCGACCAACCATGCCAAGCCACGCCCGCTGGTGATCTACGCCAGCAGATTATAGATAGCCGCGTGCCAAAAAATGAACGGGAGTG